GGGGGGGGGGGGGGGCCCCCCCCCCGCCCCGGAGGCCCTCCAGGCTGCTCTGAAGTCCACCCTTGAGAACCTGACACTGCAATGAACAAACCTCGCCAGTACACGGATACCCAACGCAAGTACGCTGCCGCCGTCGTCAAGGCTGCCTTCCCGGAATTCGAGAAGTTCGCCGAGTACATGGCTAAGCTGCACATCCCTGGCTTCACGAAGCTCACGAAGATGCAGCGACGGATGTGCCGCTTCCTGCAGTACGGGCCTCGTGTCCGTATGGTGGGTGCCCAGCGGGGTGAGGGCAAGACCTACATCACCGCCTGGTACGTGAACTGGCGACACATTCAGGACGGCTCCGAGGCTATCCTGGTGGTATCCTCTGTGCAGAAGATGGCCGATGACATTGGCCGTCTGATCATCAACAACATCCGGTACACCCCGATCCTTCACTACATGCTGCCAGCCGGATCCAAAGGGGCAGCAGACGGTGCGAACCAGTTCGACCTGCATCCAGTCCTGAAGGGCCACCAGAAGGACCATAGCGTCGTTACTGTGCCAATCGGGGGTACCTTGCCTGGCCGTCGTCCCAGCATCATCATTGCTGACGACATCGAGTCCAACAAGAACTCCGAGACCGCAGTGAAGCGGGAGACCCTCGTTCGCTCCACTCTGGAGTTCTCTCGCATGAACGTCGAGGGTGACATCATCTACCTCGGCACCATGCAGAACAAGGACAGCGTGTACACTGGGCTCCCTGCCCGCGGTGTAACTGTCCGGCTGATGCCTGGTCGATACCCTGCCCTCGGTGAGGACAAGTACGGACCTCTGCTGGATCCTGACATCCGTGCAGAGATGGAAGCAGATCCGTCCCTCCGTACAGGGGGTGGCCTCCTAGGGAACCTAGGTAAGCCCACTGACCCTGAGCGGTACGACGAAGAGGCTCTCCGGGAGAAGGAGCTGGACAACGGTCCTGAAGGTTTTGCCCTGCACTACCTGCTGGACACCTCCCTCTCCGATGCTCTGAAGTTCCAACTGAAGACTCGGGATCTGATGCTCCTGGATTGCCCACAGGACCGCATCCCACTCGATGTGATGTGGTTCGGAGATCGAGAGCACCAGGTCACTCTGGATGCCTCCCTGGGGCTCCAGGCAGCTTACATCCAGGAAGCCATGGTTGTCGACGGCTTCGGCTTCGAGCCCCCCAAGGGGATCTGGTGTGCCATTGATCCTGCTGGCCAAGGTGGCGATGAGACCGTCCTGATGGCTGGCTGCTCGGTTGGTCGCACCATACACATCCTGGACATGGATGCCTTCCGTGGAGGCCTCGGCCCAGATACTGCAGATCGGATCCTGCACTTCTTCCGACGCAACAAGGTGGAGTTCGTCTACGTCGAGAAGAACATGGGGCATGGTCTGTTCGGCCTTGGCCTTCGGAACCTGCTCCAAGGTACTGACCAGGAACACCTGGCTTCCTGTATCACTGAGGAGTACAGCACGGGTCAGAAGGAGAAGCGAATCATTGAGACTCTCCGTCCTCTGATGGAGCGTCACCGGATCTGCATCCACCGTCGCGTGCTTGATCAAGACATGAAGCTGCTCCTGGTATACGGTATCCAGGAGCGTCGGGTGTTCAGCCTGATGCACCAGCTCACGAACATTACCGTCGATAGAGGGTCGCTCCTACATGATGACAGGCTGGATGCCCTGGCCATGCTTGTAAGCCGACTCGCCCCCGCAGTCATGAACGATCCCCTCAAGCAGGTTGAGGAGGCTGAAGAAGCCAAGGTTCGGGATTGGCTGGAGAACCCATTGGGTATGCCATGGATCGAACATCAAACGCCGCAACAGCTTCAGCATATGGAATGGGACTGGTGACGGCTATCTTCGGAGGTATGACCGTGCAGGATGTAGCCCTGTGGATCGGTATCCTGTGTACACTCGGCACCTTCATCGTCAACAGTTACTACAAGTGGAAGGAGGATAAACGTGCAGAAGCCAGGGACAAACGTCAAAGCTCTGGTGTCGTCGGCCCTTCTGGCCGGTGCAGTCTACCTAGCCCCTCACATGCAGATGTCTCAGAGGGGATTGGATGACCTGAAAAAGCATGAGGGACTGTCTCTGGTCCCCTACAAGGACCAGGCAGGCGTCCTCACAGTCTGCTATGGCGATACCAAGGACGTTCACCCCCACCGTGTGTACTCCCTGAAGGAGTGCAACACTCGCCTCAAGGAGTCCGTAGAGGCCCATACAGCCCCTATCGGGAAGTACGTGGCTGTTCCCCTCACCCAGGGGCAGTACGACGCCCTAGGGGACTTCATATACCAGTTCGGAGAGGCAAAGTTCCGTGACAGTACCCTCCTCAAGCGCCTCAATCGTTGGGACTGCTGGGGAGCTACTGAAGCCTTCATGGACTGGGTGAACGTCAACGGAGCCCCCAACCGTGGGGTGACCACCCGCAGGATCCACAATGTCCGCCTCTTTGCCCAAGGGTGTGCGGTCTGGGAGAAGTACGGACTTGGGCCAGCACTCAACACTGATGGAGCAATCGAGTGAGCTTCTCTTTCAACGGTTTTCGTATCCTCCCGGGCAAGGGTCTCCTTGCCGGTATCATCGTCATCCTGGTCCTGGGCGTAGGGCTTGCAGGATCGCTCTCCATGGCCCTCAAGACCCGGGATAAGGTGATTGCCCTAGAACAAGTCCTGAAGGCCTCAGAAGCCCGTATAGAGGCTCTGAAGGGCATTGTTGAAACACAGCGAGCTGCAGCCTACGATGCCGCCGCCTCCGCTGCCAAAACCCAAGGGGAACTATCCCGTGCTCAGACCCGTATCCGCCAGGCTGGCTCTGCTGTCCCTGCTGTCCCTGACCGGGTGCGGGCTGTTCGGGATCAGGCCCAGCGAGAGCTTGACCAACTCCGGTCCCGTGGCCCCTCCGCCGATCTGTCTGGTGGATCCCGATGATCTTCCTGTAATCAGCACCTATGACGATGTACCTGGTCTGGTGGCCTACGCTGCCGATCAGGCATTATCACGTCTGCACTGCAAGTTCGCCCTGGAGGCACAGTATGCAACTCGGAACAACCAAGGCAGAGAGCCCTGAGTTCCAGACCCTGTACGGCCCTGGGCATCAGGTCATGTGGGCTCTCGCCAACACCACCATTGGTCGTGGAGGGATGCAGGTATCCTTCCGCTTCCGTGCTCAGAAGGGAGGCCAGATGCAGGCCTTCCGTGTGTACCTCCAAGGAGGCTCTGGGTACTCCGCTGGGGATGGTGGTATCCTCCGCTTCAGCCTCCGCCGGGACAATGGCTCAGGTCAGCCAGGAGACCGTGTACTCGGCTCTGCCACGTACAAGCCCCCCGCCAATGCCCTCACACAGGCCACCTTCCCCCGTATCGACCTCTCCGCTCCTCTGGTGGAGGGTGAGGTATACCACCTGTTCCAGGAGAACATCCACGGGAACCCCAGTGGGAACTTCATCAGCACGAACAACGCTCAGATCTACAAGTCCGCTGGACACCCTCACCGATGGCTTGCTGGTCGAGACTGGGCTACCCTGTACCGTGGTAACGCTGGTTCAGCCTGGGTAGAGGGCACCGTCAACGGTGACGCTGTGAAGTACTGGTCTCCGATCCTGGAGATCTACACCAACACCGGCTCCTTCGGGTACTCTGCCATGGAGGGCGGGTCTGTGCAGGTGCGGGGCAATCAAGCCCTCTCCCCCACCCTGTACAACTACAACCAGCCCATCCGTGAACTCTTCACTCCCCGTCGCAGCATCACCGTAGAGGGCTTCTCCTTCCGGTACAGCGTGGACATGGATGACCATTACCTCGACTGGGAGTTCGGTACCCAGAAAGGCACCATCTGGACTCCCTGGAAGAACAGTAGCACCCAACAGGTCGGTAGTAATACCATCCAAGGTGGTACCTGGGTAGATGTTGAGTTCAAGGAACCAGTACCAGTTAATGCCGGTAGACAAATCCCTCTTGTATTTACTCCCAGGAACGGTAATATAATGGTATCGGACACTCGTAAAGGTACCAGCTACGGATTTACTACCTGGACAGAATCAATTGGCCAGCGGTATTTAAATGGTGCCTGGATTAACTGGAACCATAACCATCATAGTGCCGCTGGGTCCGATGGCTCCTGGCCCGTCATGCTCCATCTGAGCCCTTGACCTCATAGAAGGCCCTAGGAGCCTCTGAGAGCCCCCGGCAAGGGAATCACCCTAGGAAGTCCCCAGAACGCCTCCTAGGGCCCTTCTGAGGCCTCCTGGAGGCATTCCTGGTCAGTCTGGTCAGTGTACGCTGCAGTCTGGAGGGTAGATTGCCTAAGAAGTAGGCATAGTGGGTGCCTGCAGCTGCCCCAAAGTGCGAGTAGTACACCCACCTTGAAAATGGGGTCATAGTTTTTCGTACCTACCTCGACCCTCACCGCGCTTTTCCCCCCATAGGGGGTCTGTGTGTTTAATACCATGAGTCCACGTGTGGTTATTTTAATAACAACGATTACCCAACCAAGTTAAAGGTTACTCAACCATTGTTAAACGCCATGAAACATATGCGAAGGGTTATCACGCTCACCAGGTAACGCATGTAGCACAGGACGGGCACTACCCGCACCTATAGGATTCGAAGAATCGTAGGGTAGATTCCAACGGATTACCTGTGGACGGTATAGGGTGGGTATAGGTGGATAGAGTAGGGATAGGCTATTTACCCTTTATGTTTACCCTTTGTTGTTGGATAGGTAGATAGAGTCATTACCCTTTGGATAGCTATAGCTGATCTATAGCTGATCTATAGCTGATCCATAGGTAGGTACATAGGTAGATAGACCCTATGTACCTATAGCTCTATGTACCTATAGCTCTATGTACCTATAGCTCTATGTACCTA